CCAAAGGGCAAACTCTCGCACGATCTGCGCTTGCAGTTTTTCGGCGTCCTCCGGGGTCAGCCCCAGAAACTCCGCGTCGATCTGCGGCGCAGGCATAAGTCCGCCTGCAATCACATTCGTGCGCATGGTTTTCAGCGCGGCGCTGGCCGTGGGGATTCCCATGTAGGCGTCGCGGCTGCGCTGGCGCAGTATGTCGATATTGTCCTCAATATCTTCCTTGGCGCTGCCACCGTAAAACTCCCACCCGCGCAAGGATTTCTTGGTCAGGTTTGCCCCGTAGTTGCCGTATCCGCTGTCAATGATTTTCAGCGCGGCGCGGGCGGCTGCCCGCTTGGCGGCGTGTACCGG